GACTGTGCGAAACAGATAGGCGTCATTGTCGAAAGCAAAGACAAACTCCAGAAAAAAGTACAGAAGAAGCGCAACGGTTTTATGGGTGCGCTGAGACCCCAGCAAGCTACAGACCTAGAAGAGTTTATGGCTTTAGAGTCCATCAAGGAAGCTGAAGCTGAACTAAAGCAACTCATGATATACACAGGTCGCGCTGGGCTATGGGATAGCTGGCTGATGTTTCAGAAAGAAGCGCGAGTAAATCGCAGGGAATCTGAAAAAGAAGCACAGCGTCTACGCGAAGAGATGATGTTTAAAATCTCTGTAGGTGTCGGCATAGCTCTTTTCGTAAGCGGCTTAGTTGGTTTCTTCTATTTTGTACTTTTCCTAAAATCCCAAATCTAAGGAAATACCATGAACCTCAACCCACTCGGCGGTATCGTCGATGGGCTTGCTAAAGGTTTAGACGAACTATTCACAAGTGATGAAGAGCGCGAGGCTGCTAAGTTAAAACTAGCAACCCTCATGCAACAACCTCACATGCTCCAAGCAGTCGCAAACATTGAAGGTGCCAAGCATCGATCAGTGTTTGTGGCTGGGTGGCGTCCAGCTATTGGCTGGGTCGCTGCCCTTGGCTTGGGGTATCAGTTCTTAGTCTTACCCTTCGCAGGTCTCATTAACGCATACGCAAAACTACCCGCAGAACTCCCGCAGTTACAGGCGGAACAACTCATGACCCTAGTGCTTAGTCTTTTAGGCCTCGGCGGTATGAGGACATTTGAGAAATACAAAGGTGCAGCGAAATGACAGAAAAAGAAATGATGGAGCTTCTGCATAAGACACTTGCAGAAAACCTCCTGCTTCGCGTGAGAGACCCTGAAGCAAAGTCATCGGACCTGAACGTAGCCCGTCAGTTCCTGAAGGATAACCACATCGAAGGTATACCTGCAGACAACTCACCCCTCGGTGACCTTGTAGCTACCCTACCTAACTTTAACGATGACGATGCAGACGCATCAGAAATGCGCCACTAATATATGTTCACAGATCGTACATCACTCGGTGTGCCAACAGATCAAGACCCTCTAAGCGACTTCCGCAAGTTCTTGTTTGTCTGTTGGCAACACCTGAACCTCCCAGACCCTACACCAGTACAATACGACATAGCTAAACACATCCAGAATGGTGAGAAGCGGATCATCGTAGAAGCTTTCCGGGGTGTAGGGAAATCGTGGATTACATCAGCCTATGTCGTATGGCTGCTATACATGAACCCACAGCTAAACATCTTGGTTGTATCAGCCTCTAAGACACGCGCAGATGACTTTACTACCTTTACGCTGCGCCTGATTAACGAGATGCCAATACTACAGCACCTCATCCCCCACAGTGACCAGCGACAATCTAAAATTAGCTTTGACGTAGGACCAGCCAACGCCTCACACGCACCCTCAGTGAAATCTGTAGGTGTTACAGGACAACTAGCAGGGTCTCGCGCTGACGTATTGATTGCAGATGACATCGAGGTTCCTAACAACTCTGCCACACAGGGCATGAGAGACAAACTCTCAGAAGCTGTGAAAGAATTTGACGCTATCTTGAAGCCTAACGGGCGTATCATCTACCTCGGTACACCGCAGAACCAAGAAAGCCTCTACAACAAACTACCAGATCGTGGCTACAAGGTACGCATCTGGCCAGCTAGGTACCCTAACGAAGACCAATTGGTTTCTCTAGGGGACAAGCTGGCGCCTAAAGTCAAACGAGAGCTAGAGAATGACCCAGAACTTATAGGAAAATCTACAGACCCTAACAGGTTCAACGACTATGACCTAGCAGAACGGGAAGCATCCTACGGACGCTCAGGGTTCGCCTTGCAGTTCATGCTCGATACGCGGCTCTCTGATGCCGAAAGATACCCTCTCAAGGTGTCTGACCTAGTAATCATGGATATACCCACTGAGGAGGCTCCTGAGAAGGTCGTATGGGCATCTGGTGAGCAGTATGTAGTCCAAGAGCTACCTAACGTAGCCTTCAACGGTGACCACTACCATAAACCCATGTATATCTCCGATCAGTTCGTAGAATACAGCGGCTCAGTTATGTCTATTGACCCCTCTGGTAGAGGTAAGGATGAAACAGGCTACGCTGTAGTTAAGATGCTAAACGGATACCTGTATGTCCGTAGATGTGGCGGGGTAGCTGGCGGGTATTCTGAAGAAGCCCTGCAGAAACTCTCCATGATTGCTAAGGAAGAACAGGTAAACGAAATCATCGTAGAGAGTAACTTTGGTGACGGTATGTTTAACCAGCTGATTACTCCAGTTCTCGCTAAAATCCACCCGGTTACCTTGAGTGAAGTGCGACACAACACACAGAAAGAGAAACGCATCATCGATGTTCTCGAACCTGTGATGAACCAGCACAAGCTTGTCATGGACAAAAAGCTAATCAAGCAGGACTACGAAAGCACCCAGCATCTCCCTCCTGAACAATCTCTCAGATACCAGCTGATGTACCAGCTAACTCGTATCACTGCAGAGAGAGGAGCGTTGTCTAACGATGACCGCTTGGACTCCCTAGCTATGGCAGTTCAATACTGGGTAGATGCAATGGCCCAAGATGCAGACAGGCAGATCAACTCCCGCAGAGAAGAGATGCTCATGGATGAAATCAACAAAGTCCGTAGGTCAGCCGAGATGGGACTAGCAGTTATTACAGGCCACTTAGGTGGTGATACATCCAATATGAAATGGTGAAATTAATTAGGTTGCCCCTAAGAGAAGGGAAGAAAACTCCCCCCCCGTTCAGATATATATAAGATATACTATAGGTACCTATAGGTACTGTAGGCCTACATCGTGTTCAATGTCATGATGTAACATCTGTAGGGGTAACCCCCACCAACCCCCCTCCAAGTAATTAGAGAATTAGATGTATAGTAAACTAAAGGTAGCTGTGAGCTACTGTAAGACCCTATGGGCAGACTATAAGTACCACCGACTAGCAGAGAAAGCAGCTAACCAACTCCGCTGGCATTCTAATAGTGAACTGAAAGACATCGGTATCACCCGTGTAGATATCAATAGGATTGCCCATGAGAAATGCGGATGGTGTAATAGAGGCTCTTAAAGTGGCCGATATGATAGCTGAAGAAGATAGGGAGATACTTGCTAGGTTAGCTGGGTGTATCCGCGAGATGACTGCAGGAGAACGGCAAGCTTCTGTAGATCGGGAGCAGGCTAATAATTCAGATAAAAAAATCTGAGGGGGTATACGATAATCAGCCCGCGCGGATTACCCCCCTGCGG